AGAATTTAATAGAGGGTATGATTTTATTCTCAACACTTATGGTGCTGCAGAAAATATTATGCCCAATAAGAATGCTCAAATAATTTTAATAAAGGGCATCGTAATAGATATTGATTTTGATGTAGATAAGAACTATAAGTTGAGCGCAGATCAATCTACATTTAGTATTTATGCTAAAATTATAGGTGAAGATTTAGATGTAGAGCGTCCGGATTTACAAGTTCAAAAAATATATTATTCCCCTCTGTTGCCCATCCACAATATTTCTATACCTGAAATTGGCGAAGAAATATTAATAATGAGAGAAAGCACTAATATTTCTTCTAGAGGATATTATATAGGGAGAATAGGTACTTCTAACCGATTAAACTATACAGCCGCACGTAATTATATGGATAGTTTAGAAGAAGGAACTACATCACCGGAGTTTAAATATGGGTTTTCTTTTAATGTTACTGAACTAAGAGATAGAAGATCTTATGAATCTCCTAGTGATGAAATAAGCTCTATTTCTATTCCCGTAACATTTGGTGACGTTGTACAACAAGGAAGATCTCAAACTTATTTAAGACATTCCTTTAGTAGAATTAATAAAAAAGGGGTTTTAGAACAGGGCATTCGGGGTGTTGATCAACCATTTTTTCCTCCAACTGTTGATCCGTCAAACCCCTCTATAGGTGATACATCAACAAAGAACATTCATTTTGTAGATAGTTCTATAATGGGTCTGGGGCCATACCCATTAAACTCTACTTTAGAGGGTGATTTGTCACAAGGCCAAGAAAATGGGCCTCAAAAAACAATGATAGTAAATATTGCTGATGAATTATATAATATCTCTTCTAATCAAACTGACACATCTATGTATCGACAAGTTTTAGGAGAAAAATTAATAAAACATCAATCACAAACAAACGATTTAATAAAAACTATGTTAGATGGGTTAACAGGCTTAACAGAAACGGTACAGGTCTTATTAGATGCATTTGTTAATCACGAACATGCGCTCCCTAAAATAGAATTAAATTTGGAAAAAAGCATTACTTCTGCTGATAGATATGTGGTTCCAGCAAGATATAGTCAACAAAAGGATCAGATTATTAATGTGCCTAATAGAAACGTGAGAGTTCAAGTAGGGACTAAAAAAGTTAGGGTAGGGACTAGAAAGGGTGGGTATCGTAACTTGGAAGATATACCTATCTCGCGATATGTTCCTGTGTATAGCACTGTTACAGTTCCTGGTTTTACTAAAACTATAAAAATGCCGCCGAAGTTGGTGAGCCGGGCTCGCACACGCGTGCGTAATAGAAAACAGAAAATTAATTTTGAAGCTATTATTGGCGGCCAAGAAAATCCTAGATTTACTGCTCCAGTAGAAACTGATAGCGGCGATATAGAAAATCCAGCACCATTAGGTTTAAAAACAGAACAGGTAAATACGGATACTGAAGAATTAATAGATTTATTTAATGAACAAAAAGAAAAGTTGAATACTATATTTAATAGAACAACAGATTTTCTTAGTAAGAATCAATTTATTAATTAATTGAGATTTTATTATGGCAACAAATGAAAATTATACCAATGGGTTACCTACAGTAGATCCTTTTTATCCGGATGGATATACATCTACTGATCAAGATCGGCAACGGTTAGCCGCTCAAAAATCAAAATATAATCCAACTAATGGTGCAGTAAATTTTAAATTTCCATTAAAGTCTGCAAATCATGGGTTTTTTCAGAGTAATAAAACCACTATTAGCGCAGTTAGAGAAGATATAAAAACTCTCTTAATGACAGTAAAAGGCGAGAGGGTTATGCACAAAGAAATGGGCACCAATATTCCTGTATTGAGTGGTCAATTGTTTGAACCTATTCATAGAGTTGAGTTGTTAGAAAAAATAAGAATGGAAATAAATGTAGCTATTGAAAATTATTTACCTTTTATTAGTTTGCAGAATGTGATTTTAATAACAAGTGAAGAAGACGATACTTTAAAAGAAAATCAAGTTAGAGTATCAATGGCCTATATTATAAAAGATCAACAAGCTATGGGCGATACGCTCACATTTACAGTAACGTCTACGTAGAGAAACAAAATGCCAACACGAAGTTTAAATAGAGATATTAGTTATTTATCTAAAGATTTTGATTCCATTAAGTCCGATTTAGTAGATTATGTTAAAAGATACTTTCCTAATGAGTGGCGAGATTTTAATGATGCATCTGGCGGTATGGCTATATTAGAGTTAATGGCTTATGTAGGGGATATACTAAGCTTTAATATTGATAGGCAAGTAAACGAAGCTTATATTAATAGGGCGGTTGAGACTAAAAATATAGTTTCATTAGCTGAGAATTTTGGATATACCCCAAGAAATAATACGCCAGCAGTTGTTAATCTTTCAATAAGTGCTAATTTTACTACTTCAGTATCGGGTCAAGAGTTATGTAAATTGAAAAAAGGTGCTAAAGTTTTTACTAATTTTGAACCTATTGTGCCATTTGAAATACTTGGAGATGTTGATTTTTCACAACCTTCTAATAGAATAGTAAATGCTGATAATAATGGGACCACTACAGTATCAGTAACCGGAGTGTCGGCTGTTGCAGGTGTTACTAAAACTTTTTCTCATAAGGTTGATGATCCTATAAAGTTTTTGAAAATTACTTTACCAGATAGCAATGTAAATGAAGTAGTTTCAGTATCCGCTACTGATGGTGCTGAATATTATCAAGTAGATTCATTAGCTAGAGATACAATATTCATCGGTGAAATAAATGGAGATGCAGCATCTTCAGGCGATGCGGCCTATATATTAAAAATAAAAAGAGTACCTAAAAGATATACAGTAGAAAAGGAACCTAATGGGTTAACTTCTATAAGATTTGGACCTGGAGTTTTAACCGAGTCTGATTCTGAAGTAATTCCTAACCCCAATGATTTTGTTTTACCGCCATCTTTACGAGGATCTCCTTCCGGATTTGCACCATCTACTATAGATTCTACTAATTTTTTAAAAACAAAATCGTTAGGAGTAGCTCCGCGTAATACAACTATAGTGACTACATATAGGCAGGGTGGTGGTGTAAATGGTAATGTAGGCCCGGGCACTATAACAAGATTTGTAGAAAAAGAATTACAATTTGTGACTCCTAATTTTCAAAGTATTTCTGGCGCTGCTTCACAATCAGTATTTAATAGTGTGTCGTGTAATAACGGAGATCAAGCAAGCGGCGGTGAAGAAGGTGAAAGCGTCGCCTCTGTAAAAATAAACGCTATTAACAATATGAACTCACAATTAAGATGCGTTACATTACAAGATTATCAAGTTAGAATAATGTCTATGCCCGCTCAATTTGGTAGTGTCTTTAGAAGTTTTGCTAGAAAAGATCCCAATAATAATTTAGGTGTAGAGTTATTTTTGATAACGAGGAACGCTGATGGGCAGCTTACTTTACCTAATAATGTTATTAAAAATAATGTTGAAACTTATGTGAAGCAATTTAGATCTTTTTCCGATACTGTTAAATTAAGCGCTGGTAGGGTTATAAATATAGGGGTAGATTTTACTATAGTGCCAGCTCCGGATGCTAATTTTGCTGAAGCATTAATGAATACTATCTTATTATTACAAAGACAGTTTAATACGGCACGAACAAATTTTAATGACGATATAGTAATTTCGGAACTTATATCTCTTGTACAAGCGCAGAAGTCGATTTTATCTGTACCGAAGTTTAATATAGTAAATAAAGTAGGGACTATTAATAGTAGAGGATATTCTAATACATCTTATAATATATTAGCAAACACTACATCCGGAATATTAAGTTTTGGAATGAGAGATGTGTGGGAGTTAAAATATCCTAATTTTGATATTATAGGTAGAACTGCTGATCAATCAACAGCCGCAGCTCAAGGTGTTGCCGGTGGCAGCGCTGGCGGTGGATATTAATGAGAGAATAAAATGAGCTACGCAAGAGCATTTTCAAAAATAGATACTTGGATTACGGAATATTCTACAACTGCTAATTTTGGTTTAACACCTGTATTAGAAGTTTGGAATAAGATTAATGATCGCCGTGATGATAGAAAAGAATGGGCAAGAATGTTGATGAAGTTTGGTCTTACTTCTCTAAGCGCTGGTATTGTAAGCACTGGTAAGTATCCCGACCCAAGAACAAATTCCAATGTTTCTGCTTATATCTATATGTTTAACACACCTTCTACAGATACAATACCGGAAAATTTTGAGATATGGAACTTTCCTCTTACATCAAATTGGATTGAAGGCCGTGGTTTAGATAACGATAACTTTAGTAATACAGGATTTGCGAATGCCTTATCGGCTACAAATTTAGTGCCTTGGAAAACTGGTAGTAATGCGGGTCAAACAGGTGCGAATAATTATGTAGGATATGCCACTAAGGTTTATGACTCTAACTCTGGCTCTTGTAGTTTTGCTAATGGTGAAGAAAACCTTAAAATAGATGTAACAGATTATTTTAAAGCATATCTTAATTATTCTGAAGGCACAGCCATCGCTAATGGTGGATCTGCTGATCATGGTTTTCTTTTGAGAATGGCAGACGCACAAGAATGTAAAGATGCTACTGAAGCTACCGCAGCTGGAGTGGCTAATTCAGTATCGGCTCAAAACTTTTATTCTAAGAAGTTTTATAGTAGGGAAACTAACACACAAAAATCGCCTTACTTACAATTAGAATGGCCTGGCGCAATTAAAGACGATAGAAATAGTATAAAGTTTTCTAAATCGGGATTGTTATTTTATTATAGCGTTGTTGATGGCGCCTTAACTGATTTAAATGGAACCGGGCCTTTTCCTGGTCATGTAACATTA